ACAACCTGTTGGCCGTGAATCGCATCATATTACGATTTGTCGCGCATTAAGTGAAGCATCTCGTCTTGAGATTCCAGACCATCGATTGCTTGTTAATATTAGCCCAGGCTCAGGCAAGTCAACATTGCTGGCCATGTGGGTTGCTTGGACGCTGGCAAAGTGGCCTGATTCACGATTTCTGTATATTTCATATTCCAAAGTATTGGCCGCAAAACACACTGAAACCATCAAACGTATTATGCAATTAGCACATTACGTTTATCTATTTGACGTAAGGATTAGACATGATTCTAAAGCAAGAGAATATTTTCAAACCACTGCTGGTGGAGCTGTCGCGGCTTTCGGAAGCGGTGGCGCGATTACTGGGCAAGATGCCGGGTTACCAGGTCTCGGACGATTCAGCGGAGCTGTCATTATTGATGACGCTCATAAGCCTGATGAAGTCCACTCAGATACAATTAGAATGTCTGTCATCGATAATTACAGAGAGACAATCCAGCAACGTGCTCGCGGAATCAATGTCCCCTATATCTTCATTGGGCAACGACTCCACGAAGACGACCTCGCGGCCTATTTGTTAGCTGGCAAGGATGGCTATACCTGGACAACGGTTATTCTCAAAAGTATCGATGAAGCAGGAAACGCACTTTACCCCGAAGTAAATACAAAAGAATCGCTGTTAATCAAGCAAGAACGTGACCCTTATGTGTTCTCATCCCAGTATCAGCAAGACCCAATCCCAGCGGGCGGCGCATTATTTAAGCCTGAATGGTTTGTCATGATGGAAGATGAACCCACAGTATTATACAGCTTCATTACAGCCGACACCGCAGAAACATCAAAAAGTTACAATGATGCTACTGTATTTTCATTCTGGGGAATCTATGAGATTGAGTCTTACGGTGTAAAAACTGGACAATATGGGCTACACTGGATAGATACATTAGAGTGTCGAATTGAACCGAAAGATTTGAAGCCCGTATTTCTGGATTTTTGGCAACAATGTATGAGGTATGCTAAACCTCCACAAATGGTAGCCATTGAGAAGAAGTCAACTGGTGGAACATTACTAAGCTTATTGGATGAGATAAGAACTATAAAGATGATGGATATTCCAAGAACAAGAGAACAGGGTAATAAAACCAAACGATTCTTAGAGGCACAACCGTATCTGGCTGAACGGCGTGTATCATTCCCGCTTTTTGGAAAACATGTAAAGCTATGTATAGACCACATGAGTAAGATTACAGCAAATGAAACACACCGATGGGATGATATAGCAGACACAGCAGCAGACGCAATAAAAATAGCTTTGATAGATAAAACAATTATATCATCCCAAGTAAATGCGGTAGATTATACCCAAATGGCAAAATCAATGACTGGACAACAGAATAAGGTGAACCGATTAAGGCAAAGTGCTTATACACGATAATTAAATTAGATACAATTAAAAATAAGCAGGGAAAGGATTTCTCTACAAGGAGCTACAACAATGAAGGACGTAGCAAAACGCTATCAAGATAATCTTGCGCGTATTAAGAAAAAAGTTCGTAATGCGCATGACTATTTTAAAGATAATTACGACCGCTACAATGAGTTCAGACGCTTTGTTTTCGATTCTTCACTGAAAGAAGATGAAATCACTTTACTTCAAACCATTGGACGACCGCAACTAGAATTCAACGTACTCGAAGCATATATTAGCAGACTTCTTGGTGAGTTTTCAAAGCAAGAGCCTGACATTGAGGTTAATGCGTATGACCAAGATAAAGCTGACCCTATCACCATTAAGATTGTTGAGCAACATCTAAAGCATATGTTCATGGATGATAATAACGAACATACTCGTTATGAAGTCTACAAAGATTTGCTATCAGGTGGTTTCAGTACAATCAAAGTGTTCACTGATTATGAACACCCAATGTCTATGAATCAGGTAATCCGAATTGAACGCCAAGAACCTACACTTACAGGATTTGACAAACTCGCACGATTCTCACATAAGGGTGATGGTCAATTCTGTTTCCAATTATTCCCCAAAGATAAAGAAGAATTCTTAGAAGAAAATCCCGATATTAAACTTGAGAATTTAAGTTTCAGACGTGACTTTGCAGGATTCAATTGGTCATATCTTAACGATAACTCACAAATAATCGTGGTCGCTGATTACTATGAGAAGAAACGCAAAGAGGAAACAATAGTTCAAGTGCGTGATGGACGTGTGATGACCTCAAGTCAATATCGAAAGATGGTTGATACGTGGAATGATATTACTATTCCCCCTTCAATCATTGGTAAACCAAGGAAAACCTTAATTGATACCATATGCCGTTATAGAGTAATCGAAAATCAGGTATTGGAGTACGAAGAAACAGACTTTTCACATTTGCCCTTAGTATTTATTGACGGTCATTCGTTAATGATAAAGACACCGAAAAATGGCAACATACGACAGGTAACAAGACCCTATGTGTATCATGCGAAAGGTGCGCAACGCCTTAAAAACTATGCGGGGATTTCGCTTGCAAATGAGATTGAGAATACGGTACAGCATAAATTTATGGTGGCTAAAGAAGCCCTTCCAAAAGAGGAGGAATTTCTACAAGCTTACAAGGACACTCAAAAAGAATCTGTGCTGGTTTATAATTCCGTTCATGAGTCCAACCCTGACATGCCAATTAGCAATCCAATCCGTGAAGTCAATAGGATTCCTTGTCCTCCTGAAATTGCACAGGCTTTCACTGGAGCTGACTCGCTTATTCAGAATGTACTGGGTTCCTATGATGCTAGTCTTGGTATTAATAACAATCAGCTATCTGGTATTGCAATCGTGGAAGCTGCTAGCCAGTCAAATGCTACTGCTATGCCTTACATTGTGGGTTGTCTCCAAGGGTTCCAAAGGGTAGCTGAAATATATGTAAACTTAATGCCTAAATACTTTACTACACCACGAACACTTCCGATATTAGATGATGATGGTAAGCGACATTTTGTTAAAATCAATCAACCTAATGGACTTCCGATGGATTTTGATACTAACTCACTCAATGTGACATTGAAGGCTGGAGCAAGCTTCCAAGTTCAGAAATCAAGAACCATTATGATGGTGAAGGAAATGATGGGCATGTCGCCATTGTTCGCTCAATTTATTGCTGAGAAAGGATTGAACTTTGTACTAGATAACATGGAAGGCAAAGGTGTTGAGCAACTTAAAGGATTAACTGATGAGTGGCTAAAAGAATATCAACAAGAAAAGCAAGCAGCACAACAAGCACAACAACAAAATCCTGCGATGATGAAAGCACAAGTTGATATGGCTAAAGTTCAACAGAAAGGGCAGATTGACCAAGCTAAGTTACAAATCGATATGGCTAAATTGCAACAAGACCAGCAAAAAGTGATGGCTGATTTACATCTAGGCCAGCAAGCTGCTACTGTTCAATTAGTGAAAGCACAAACTGAAAAATACAAAATACATTCTGATTTGCAAATGCAAAGTCATGATATGCGACATCGGCATGTAAAGGAAGCTTTAGAGTTTCATCACAAGGCAAAACATGGCTCACAAGGAAGGAGAGCAAATGCAAACTAGGACGTTAGTTACAATAGGTAAGCCTATTGAGAAAGATGAATGGGTTATATGTGTTAGCAATGATTCAAGTCGATTCGTCATCCCATGCGCTCGCGTAGAATGGTCTGTTCCATGCTACGGTAAAGAATTACATGATGAAGAAATCAAAGAATTGATAGGATTTTTAAAACAAACATTAGAAGGAGGCAATAATGAGCAAAGTAACTTGGAATGATTTGAAGAACGCAACACCTACTGAGCTTAAGAAAACCTATAAACTTAATGATCGTCAACTTGAGAATCAAGTACGCAAACATATGGATGGTGCGAATCCTTCTGAGCGTAGAGGATTATATGAATCTGTTTGGGCTAACAAGAAATAGGAACTGCTATGCCATTAAATAAAGGTGCTAAACCAGGCACTAAAAAGTTTGGTGCTAATATTGCCACTGAGATTAAAGCTGACAAACCAAAAAATCAGGCGATTGCAATTGCCTGCAGTGAAGCTAAATCAAAAAAGAAGGGGAAGAAGAAATGAAAATGAAAGCCAAGGACATTAAGCAACGTGCCAAGAAAATGGACAAACACATGGATGCTAAAGAAGATAAAAAACTTGTCAAGAAAATGGTCAAGAAGGATTGCATGAAATGATTGAAGATTTAGAGAAACGATTAGACGCAGTATGTGAGTCAATGGAATCTGCTGCCGCTGAATACAATCAGTCAACGCAGTGTTTGGTAGAAGCCCTTACGGGGATTCATGAACGATTGGAGCGTATAGAAAAATGGATAGAGAGCCAAGAAAAGGTGCTGGCAAAGGACTAGATAAGAGTCCTTATAAGCGCGAAGAAGAGAAGGTCACTAAAAAGGCTTTCAAGTCAGTAGAGAAATCCGTTAAGCCTGTTGCCAAGGACACCAATAAAACACGCAGAAAGGAAACTAAAGCGCGGATTGTAGGTGATACGGTACCAGCGGTAAAACCTAAATCGAACCTTAAAAAGGACATGAAAAAGTCCATGAAAGGTAAGTGTTAACTCATCACAAGGAGCGTGTTATGCAAATGCTTTTGACATTTATTGCTAGTCATTTATTAACTATTCTTGAAAATTTATTGGTTCAAGAAGAGCCCGCTATTGTAGCTCAGGTTGAAAAAGAAGCTCAATTATTAATTTTAAAAATTGAATCTCTTTTAAAATCCAAATCACCTGCTGCGGCTGCGGCTTTAAATCCCGCAATTAACCTGGTTGGTACTTTGGCAAACGATGCGGTAGAGGCAGCGGGAAACGCGGTTGTTCAAGATGTTGCCAAGGCATCATAAGGGGACTAAAATGGCTGAGAAATGGATTAAAGGCGCTATCAAGCACCCTGGAAAACTTCACAGAGAGCTTGGGGTTCCCGAAGGCAAAAAGATTCCTGCGAAGAAAATGGCTAAAGCGGCTAAAAGCAAAAATCCAACTATTCGCAAGGAAGTGGCTCTTGCAAAGACCTTGAAGAAAATGAAGAAATAAACATACAATAATTGACTCTTTAATAAGGACATTAAAATGAGCGAATATAAGTGCAAAGAGGGGATGATTGATAACCGTATGGTTAAAGACGATCATCAGCAAGGTATCAAACGTGTTCTTCAACGAAAAGAAGACCGCAATGATGTTGAAGGTCATCACGGCAAAATGGGTATGGGCGACAAAGCTCATTGGAGCCGTAAAGGTGATTCACTAACCCCAAGAAAAGCATAATTATAAGGATATAACATGCCTACTATTTATCAATTGCCCACTCAGCAACCAGCAATGGTGGGTGTGTTCCCTAATCAGAAATTTGCCTTATTTGGTGATAATCTGGCCACAATTACCGCTGCTGGTTATCTTAATTCGGTTAATCTTGAAAGCAACCCGATTTCTAAGACTGACATACTCCAAGTCTTATATTCGTTTAATCCCGTAACTCAATCAGGAACTTATGGTGTTTTTACGGTCACTATTAGCAATAGGGGAGTAATCACTCTAGTGGCGGCTGTGAGTCCAGGTGATGTATTATTGCCCGTGGTTTCAGGTGATTTTGCTGTATTTAATGGCACCACAGGTCAGATTAAAGACGCAGGATATTTGCCATCCAATGCCGCAAAAACAAATGTGGTCATGCTCTCTGCGGCTCCTACTATTGGGCATTTAGCAAGCTTTTCTGATGTCGCAGGAACCGTTCAAGATGCTGGAATTGCTTCAACTGCTGTAATGCTTAATAACGCTGCAAACGTGATGACTGGAGCGGGTCAAATTACCTTAGCAAAAGCTAATGGTACAGAAGCCGCAAACGCAGTTACGGCAAGTGGTAATGCTGGGGTAATTACAACTTCTGCGTTAACTACTGCTGGCGGTGCTACCTATGTTATTACTTGGACTAATACTTTAATCACGGCAACATCCGTTGTAGGCTTAACAATCCAAGGCGGAACTAACAGTGCTACCAATAACATCACTTTTAAATGCGTTGTCGGTGCTGGTTCCGCTACATTAACAATTTATAATAATACTGCCGCTACTGCTTTAAACGGTACACTGCTTATTGGTTATTCTGTGTTGTAACACCCCTGTTTGGGCTTAATTTTTCTTCCTTTTAGTTAAGCCCAACTTTTTAATGAACTGCCTTCAAATTATCTTTAAACCACTTATCGACATTTTCAGCCGTATAGTAGACCTTGCCATTGAGTTTGTAATATTGAGGGCTATTCCCTTCGTATCGAGCTTTTCTAAACCAATGAATGGATAAACCATATCGTGCCGATACTTCTTTTTCTACTAAATATTGAACACCATCCAACAATAACATAATTATCCTTAATTAAGTTCAAAAGTTTATATAATCATCATATTTCATTCTATTTCATTAGTTAACCTTGTTTACGTCATATTCATTCAGCAAACCTAATATTAAGTCATACCACTGTATATAGCTCATTGTTGGCAATCCCTTACTTGAATACCCTTAGAGTGTGAATTTCGCAAATGGTGCAATGGACTGCAACTTTCTCACGAGACCCGTGCGTAATGCGGGGATGATTTTTATTCAGCGTGGCGGCGTAATAGCTCGAGACCTGTTCGATAGGCAGAGGAATTACCGTGGCGGGGAAATAGCTAGAAGGGAATGTTATGGATAATAGTGTTATGGATAACGTGTCTGATACAACTCAGGCTCAGGGGCAAGAGACTGCTCAGCAAGCACAAGAGCGTCTTTTTAAGCAATCCGAGTTAAATGAGATTGTAGGGCGAGCCAAGCATGATGCGGTTGAAAGCTTTAAACGGCAACAACAAACGCAATCTGCGCAACAAGCACCGCAGTCTAGTCAAGCTCAAAGCTCTAAATCATTATCGGAAGATGATGTTAAGCGGTTAACAGGCGAAGAGTTAGCACGCCAACGCGATCAATGGACTCGTGAAGCCCAAGAGAAAGCGGACGCAGAAATAGCTCAACGTATTGTAAGCAGCTACAAAGAGAAAATTGCGCCTGGGAAAGAGAAGTACGAGGATTTCGAGGCCGTCACTAATAATGTCGATATGAGATATTATCCAAATGTCGTTCAGCTTTTAGCCGAGTACGTGGATAATTCCCATGATGTTATTTATGAACTAGCAAAGAACAGAACAAAACTGTATCAGCTAGAATCAACGTGCGGTCACAACCCTCAAGATGCCATCTACGAGATTAAGCGTTTGTCAGATTCCATCAAAGCAAACGAATCAACATCTCAGATGAAACATGCCAATAGCCCTTTATCACAACAACGACCTTCTAACACCGGAACGGATTCGGGTAATTCTCTGTCGATGCGTGATTTAAAAGCCAAGTATCGAGGATAAGCTCTGAATTCTAACTTAAGGATTAAAGTTAGGAGTAACTAACATGGCTGTTTTCCCAAATAATATTTTACAAACCGTCCAAACCTATCAAAGGTCAGGACTTGCGCTGTTACAGAACTTATGTTGTCATATTTCTACAGCTAGTACAAAATTTAAAGATTTTGATAAAATTCAGGCCAACTTGGGTTCTGCTGTTACCTTCGATTTGCCGCCTCGTGCGACTACAACTGCTGGTCTTGTTGCGTCATTCCAACCTGCTGTACAACGTGTACAACAATTGATTTGTGACCAAGCAAACAACAGTTCATTCGCTGTTACATCTCAACAACGTATCTTCAACTTGGAAAAAGGCGAAGAAGATTACATGCGTGTGTTTGGTAAGTCATTCATCGCTGAATTGGCTACACAAGTTGAAGGCAACGTTGCTCTTAACTGGGCATCGGCTGTTCAAAGTCAATTAGATGGAACTCTAAATACATTTTCAGGCCCATATCGTTATTTCGGTAATGGTTCTACTGCTCTAACCTCTTACCAACAATTAGCGCAAGCTATTATGTTCTTCAAGAACTACGGCTCTGTAGCAGAGGGTATTAAGGTTTACCTTCCTGATACTGTAGTTCCTGCTGTCGTGGGTAATGGACTTAACCAATTTGTACCACATCGTAACGATGAAATCGCTATGTCTTGGGAAATTGGGGATTTCGGTACTCCATTAGTAAGCTACTATCAGTCAAACTTAATGCCGATTCACGTATCTGGTGACACTGGTGTTAATCAGCAAACATTGACTGTTGTAAGCACTAACGATCCAACAGGACAAAACGTAACTCAAATCACTGTAAGTGGTGCGACTGCGAGCGATGCTAATGCCGTGTTCTCTGGTGACTTGTTTAGCTTCCAAGACGGTGTTTCTGGTCAGCCTAACATGCGCTACTTAACGTTCATTGGTCACTTCCCAAGTGCTAACCAAGTTCAGTTCCGAGCAACTGCTAACGCTGCTGCTAACTCTGGTGGTGTTGTAACAATTAACATTACTCCTGCGCTTAACTGGGCTGGCGGTCAAAATCAAAACTTGAATAACCCAATCGCGGCTGGAATGCAAATCCTCGGAGTTGCTTCTCACAGATGCGGCGGTATTTTGGGTGGCGATGCGTTTTATTTGGCAATGCCTCAATTACCAGAACAACGTCCTTATGACACTGCAAATGAGTATGACGATGACACTGGTGTGTCTATGCGTTTGACCTACGGTTCTTTATTCGGTCAAAACGAGACAGGCATGATTTATGACGAAACACATGGTTCTGTAATCGTTCCTGAATACTCCATGCGCTATGTCATTCCATTGTCTCAAGGTTAATTGTCGAGTAGGTGACTAATCATCACCTACTTAAACTCATTTTAAGAGGATTAATAAAATGCCTACAGCTCAAATACAAAATGAAACCATATATGCGTTACCTCGCTTATATATTCAAGGCTTGCAATTGTCAGCCGCTACACCTACTGCTGCTACTGTAGTTTGTGTTGCCCCTGGTGCTGCAAGAGATTCTACTAACAGTATCGATATGGTCGTAGGGCTACAAAACTACTTCGGAATTGATAATCCAGCTCAATTGTTTAATGGCTACCAACCTGGATTATTCATCAATTCAGCGGTTAATGGTACTAATGGATTGGACACTGGAACAATTGCTGCTAGTACTCAATACGCTGTGTATTTAATTGGTGATTCACGTAATTATCAAAATACTGCTGCTGTATTAAGTTTAACCAGCAATACCGCTCCTCTGTTACCAGCAGGCTATGACTCCTATCGTTTGATTGGATTCTGGGCAACTGATGGTTCCAGTCACTTTGTGTACGCAACTGTTAAGCCACAAAACATTGGCGGATTGTTGACTTATTTCAACTCTCCAGCGGTTTCTGTCTTGTCTGGTGGTACTGCCACTTCTTTCACTGCGATTGACCTGACTACTAACAGTGCAATTCCTACTACTACACTTCAGAACATAATCGTTACTTTGTTAGTAACTTTTACACCCGTAGCAATTGGCGACACTGTTCAGTTTAGACCTACAGGTTCCAGTGCTACTGGTGGGTTACCAATAATTACAGGTGCGGTAGCAGGAATTGCTCAAAGCCAATACATCCAAGTAATAGCTGGTGTTGGTTCATCTAAACCTGAAATTGACTACAAAGTAACTTCTGGTTCTGATGCTGTGAGTGTCTCTGTAGTTGAATGGGCTGGTGTATCTAACAGCGCTTACCCTGCTCTAGTTTAATAACTTAAGGAGTGAGTTGTTATGCCATATTTAGCTCAGGACTTAATAACTCGCTCCTGGTTTTTATCAGGGATTGTTGCTCGTAATTTGCAAATACCTACAGGCGATCAAATCTATGATGGCTTGCAGATGCTTAATGATTTGCTCAATTTTAAACAGATTGAGACCGATTTAATTCCATATTGGACTTATATCGAGTTACCTCTTGTGGCCAATCAAGAGTACTATTTTCTTCCTTATGTAGCTGCGATTGAGTCGGCCACCTTTAATATTGATGTTGTGCGTTACCCTATGGATTATGTCAGCAGACGTAACTATTACGGTTCATCACGAGTTGATAATATTTCAACACTACCTTTTAGCTGGAACTATAATCGGGCATTAGGTGGCGGCAATATGGCTTTATATTTTAAGCCTGAGTCAAATTACCCCATGAAGATGATGGTTAAGTTATTTCTAGTGGATGTAACGTTAACCACAGACTTAACTAATATTTCTGAAATCGTTCCATATACCTTTGTTAATAGCGCAAATCAAGGTCTTGATACTGCGTATATAGAATATCTGCGATACGCTTTAGCACAGTACATGTGTAGCGAATACGGTGTTCTATTTAATCCAGAATCTGAAAAGATACTTACAAAATACATGCGAAAACTTATGTGGGAAAGCCCACCAGACCTATCAAGTATCAAGACAAGTATCTTAACTGAATGCCAAGGATTGAACTGGGGTGATATCAATATTGGTAAGGGCTGGCGACCCTCATAGGAAAGGGTTGGCGCCCTAATATTAATTTGTTACTATTCCTCTGAATTAATTAAAGAGGAAGAAAATGATTGTAAAAATATGCGCGGAACATGGTGAGTTAACTGAAAATTTAGCCCATCAAGAAAAAAACAAAAAATGTAAATCTGGTTTTATGTGGCGTTGCAATCAATGTAAACTAGAAAAAGACAGGCGATGGAAAGAATTAAATTGGGAGCAACACAAAGAGTCAGCAGGAAAGGCTCGCTCTAAGGCAAGAGAAAATTATAGAAATGGATTTATTACTGAAGAGCCAAAGGCAAATGTTTGGGGCCGCCAATACAGGAAAGATAATCCAGAATTGCATAGTGAATGGGCAAGAAGAGGAAGAGAGAGGCTTGGCCCGTTAAGAAATATTAGAGAAATTACCCGTGTCAGAGGCATTACTCTAGATGAATATTATGCGATTGAAGGGAAGCAAAATGGTAAATGTTCTATTTGTAATTGCGAAGAAACTAGAAATAATAGAAGTGGGTCTACTGCTAGATTATGTTTAGACCATAATCATACTACTGGACAAGTGCGCGAGTTATTATGTCATGCTTGCAATCAAGTTATAGGGCATAGCAGAGAATCTATTGAAATACTAAAAAACGCGATAAGCTATTTAGAAAGACAAAAGCACATAGATTAACCCCATTAACCAAGGATGGTTACTATGAGTGATAGACCTAATTTGATTGACCATGAGGTCAGATTAAGACTTATAGAAAAAAGACTTGATGATTGCGATAAAAAAGACAAATCGCATCAAGATACATTGAAAGGACAATTTACATGGATAATTGGCACAGTAATCACATCCATAAGCGGACTGATACTTCATGCTATTAAGTTAATTTAAGGATGATTGATGGTTGCTCGCGGGCAGAATTTCAGACAATTTCCAGTGAATGTAGTAGGTTCAAGCATCTTCGGGCGTTATCCGAAAATCAGCATTGAAAAAACCTACAATATGTTCATGTCTGATAAATTCATGGTTCCTTATGCGGGCTATAATATTGGAATAACATCAGCCGACTTTGCAAATGCCATTCAGGGCAGAGCTATCTTTACCAGTACAAAATTCGATGAATTAGTGGTAGTCGAAGGTAACGGTGTCTACCTTGTGAACATTGTTTACAATCAACGTAGAGAAGAAATAACCTTTTTTCAAGTTTTTAAAATTGGAACATTACAAACTCAAACGGGTGTTGTTTATATTGCTGAAAACAATAAACCTCAGATTGGAATTTCTGACGGTACAGCTTTTTATATTTACGATCCAACTCTCGACCCAGTATTTCAAGCCGTTCCATTAAATTTTAAACCTGGATATCTAACTTTCCATGATACCTATTTTATTTTAGCGGCTTCTCAGGATAATACCTATACTCCTCGTGCTAATAATACGTGGCGTTTATCAGGACAAAATGATGGACTAACATGGAGTTCAAATAGTGCCAGCGTAGGATTATTACAAACTAAACCTGATAATGTTCAAGCTGTGGTGCGCTTCCCCTCTAAAGGTAATATGATATTTGTAATGGGAAGCATTGTAACCGAAGCATGGTTTGATACCGGAGCACAGTTATTCCCCTATCAACGTAACAACCAATTTAATATCGACTATGGTTGTCTACAACCTGCCACAGTTGCCTATATGGATGAATTTGTAGTCTGGTTGGCTCAAAATGAGAGAAGTGGTCCAATTATTGTATATTCTGACGGTGGTATGCCCAAAAAGATTACTACTGACGGTATTGATTATCTGTTCTCAACGCTACAAGACCCTGAGGATTCACAAGCTTTCCTTTATCGACAAGATGGACATTTGTTTTATCATATTAATTTTTATACCGATAATCTTTCATTGGTTTATGATTTTTCTACCGAAAAGTTTTACCACGCTTGTGACCAGAATCTTAATTATTTCATAGCCTCAGAAGTAGCATTTTTCAACAATCAATATTATTTCATATCAAAAAACAATGGTAATTTATTTGTATTTGATACCACCATTACCACCTATCAAGATATAGACAGCTTAGGCAATAAAGTCACGCATGAAATCCCACGCATCAGAGCGTGTGCCAATATTCGTACTCCAGACCAAAATTATCAGATTATTAATGATATTGGGTTTACGATTGAGTCAGGCGAAACGGATTATGAACAGCAGTCATTAGGCGAAATCATCTTGATTACTCAAGATGGGAATATTTTGATTACTCAAGGTGGCATCCCTGAGTTAATTACGCAATCAGGGAACCCAATATTATCTCAAGATGGCACAATATTTATCATGCAACAAAATCCAGGTGGCACCAACACCGCTGAATTAATTGCTCAGCAAGACGCTAACACTGGATTTAGCAATCTATCTTTACCGCACGTTGATTTATCTATATCAACTGATGGCGGCGCATCATTTGGTAATGAATGGGCATATTACTTGCCAGCTATAGGACATCGAAAGAATAGATTGATGTGGTGGCAGATTGGAATTGCCAATGATTTTGTACCTCAATTTAAATTCTGGGGAATGGGTAGATTTGTGGTAACGGATGGCATAGCAAACACAAGGGTATAGAATGGCAACGCAACAACCAATATTACAGGCGATATTTCCAGACTTACCAAGAGAAACACCGGTCATCGATAAAAACGGTGATTTTAATCCATTGTGGAGTTTAGGACTTTCGGCTTTATTTCAAGCATTACAAGCGAATTATAAGAATGAAGGCATCATTTTCCCGCGATTAAGTGCTGCCAATATTGCAACAATTCAGGCAATTTATACACCATTAATTGGTGCGCCTTTACCACAAAACATACCTGATATCAGTGGGCAAACCGTATTCGATACGACTAACCGAGTTTCAAAACAATTTGTTATCACGTATGATGGAGCTACGCCGCCGAATATTTTAACGGCTACGTGGAGGACGTTTGTTTATCTATGATTCAAGGATGAATTATGAGCTGGCTAAGTAATTTTTTTGGCGGTGGAAAAAACCCCGCAGACGCAGCAATGCCCTATCTTAATCAGATTCCAGGGCAAACACAACAATATCAACAACCTTGGTTTGAAGCTGGAAAAAATCAATTGTCTGGACTTCAAGATCAATATGGTCAGTTGATGAATGATCCAGGTGGCAAGATGAATAAGATTGGAGAATCTTTTCAACAATCACCTGGCTTTAAATTTGCTATGGATCAAGCAATGCAAGGTGGAAACCATGCGGCGGCGGCTGGTGGGATGGCGGGTAGTCCACAACACGAACAACAAAACATGCAAATGGCAACAGATTTGGGCAACCAAGATTACAATAATTGGATGCAAAATGCGCTGGGTATGTATGGTCAAGGATTACAAGGTTCTCAAGGAATGGCTAATCAAGGACAACAAGCAGGAAAAAGCATGGCTGATATGATAGCCCAAACCTTAGCACAACAAGCCAACCTACAATTTCAAGGTCAAAGACAACAAAATCAAAATAAAAATGATTTATGGGGTGGTATCGCTAAAGGTATTGGCTCTGTTGCTTCTTTCAATCCTTGGGGTGCTTTTGGCAACATTTAAGGATTAATCATGTCATTTACTTTTACAAATTATGCTGGCATCGAACCCCAAGCTTCTCCTTGGCAAGATATGATTGGAAAAATGTTAAGTGGTTATACTGATATGACCAAAGCTAAGTTTTTAAAACCAGGTCTTGAGGAAGCCCTTAAAAAAGAGCAATTATTTAATCAATATTATGGACGAGACAAAGAATCTCAAATTGGTCTTCGTGGTGCTCAAGCTGGACATTTAGGCTCTCTTACAACAGGTCAGAATATTACTAATCAATATATGCCTGAACAATTAAAAGCAGAAATGGAAGCAAAGCAACAAGCAGCACAACAAGCTCATATGTTTAATCAAATGCTACAACAACGCCTACAAGGTAATGGTCAAGGAGGAATGCCAAATATGGGTGGTCAAATGGGTGGTGGCCAAGAACAAGGATATAATCCAGGTCAAGGAAGCGCTCCTTTTGCTCAAGGTGAACCTATGCCTCAACATCCACAAGTTCAGCAACCACAAAATCAATTTATGCAAGAACCACAACTTTCAAATGATGATATTGTTAATAAAAAATTCTTTGGAATGGATACATTTACACCAAAATATAAAGCTTATGTTGATGCCATGACAAGCGGTATGAAAAAGAAAGAAGCAGAAAAATATAAATTAGAAGCTAAAAAAGATTTTGAAGATTTCAAAACAGCCGATATTGCTCAAAAAGACGTTCCTGTTCTTGAAAATGCGCTTGAGTCTGCGAACAAGATGAAAGAAATTATTCAAAATAGACCTGCTCTTTCTGGTCATACTTGGTTTCCAGGTTATTTTGCAAAGACTGCAACTGATCCAGAGGCCGGAGTATTTCAATCTAAACTAATTCCACAAATGGCAGCTTTAGAAAGTCAATTAAGCAGCAAAGGAAATCAGCTTGCTCTTAAAATAGCCGCTTCTAAATTACCAGGATTTGAAAATTCTCAGGCTGTTAACTTAGGTAGAATTGATGGCCTCATTGATGAGATCCAAAAGCGTCTCAAAGTAAGTGGTGAACTGGGTGGTGGCATGATTAAACGTATCGGTAATAAGCGATACAAGAAAATCGATGGTGAATGGCATGAGATTGAGAAAGGTGACTTATAATGAGAAAAGTAACCGATAAAGATTTATTAGCTCAACTTAATGGTTCTGGAAATGAAGATCTCAAAAGCCCATTAGGAAAAGTAAAGCCATTACCAAAACCATCAGGCGCATTAGAAACTTTTGGGAAATCAGCATTCAGAGCAGCACCCGAAGCAATCGGTAATCTAATGATGAAGTTTGGATTAACCAATCCAGAGATTATGGAAGAAGCGCTTAATGGCAAGCGTAATGGTAAAATATTACATGATGATGCCTATGAGCAAGGAAAAATGCAACATCCAATTGCTAATATTTTAGGCGAAATGGCAGGTTTTGGACCAGTCGGCATAGGCACATCTGCTGGTTTACGAGCAATTCCTGGTGTAAGTCGGGCAATAAAAGCGGCTTCTTCATCATTGTTAAAGCGCACGGCTGTTCATGGCGCGGAAGGTGCGACAATTGGCGGTCTATATTCTCCTGAAGGACAAGAAGGTGAGGGGATGCTGCTGGGAGGATTATTGGGTGGTGGTTTAGGGGGCATAGGAAAATCAGCAGTTCAAGCAATTCCACGTTTACGTCAGAGCGGTAAAAACATTGCCAACATTGAAGAATTATCTGCTCAACGTAACAACGCGCATGGTTCCAATGAACAACAACAAGCACTGATTGAGGCTATAAAACGTCAAAATCAAGAGCAAGGTGCAGGAATGACTTCGCCTGAGGCTATGACACGTCAGATAAACGCCAAACAAGGACAAATGAATGAGCTTGAACCACAGGCTAATATTCCTCATGAAAACACAGAAAATTTATTGAATTGGCCAGAAGGTCAAGACCTTATTCCTAATGCTATGAAGCAAAAAGATATGGGCATAAAAGAAATGGAACATTATCTTGGTAAACATTCTCCAAAGACTTTGGATGTGGAAGCAGCAGAAGAAATAAAAGGTTCTATCAAGGCCATGAAACAGCATATCCAAAAAAACTATTATGAACCCGTTGAAGAATATACAACTAAGAATTATGTTCAATTACCACGTACTGCGGATATTAAAAGTATCGAAGAACAACTTTCTAAAATTAGTTCAGATCCAGAGTTTAAAAAATCGTATGGTTTTGAAAGACTCAAACAGGAAATGCTTAAACAAAGTCACGGGCATGATTTAGTTCCTGCCAATGATTTTGTTAAACAATGGAAAGAAACAAAACAAGCTGCTGCAAAAGCAAGAAGAAAAGGCTATCAAGAAGGCGGGGAAGACCAAGCTTATTGGCAAGACCAAGCAGCTAATCTAAAAGGAATAGCTGATAAACAGTTAGAAGTTTTAGAGAATCATCTTCCAAAGGAGTATTTTAATAAACTTATCCAAGCCGACAGATTATGGAAAGAAGATGTTGCTCCTTTTTATGGCAATAAAATATATGAACAAGTAAAAAAACTTGGCAGAATAGATGTACCTAATATTATGAAAGAATTGCGCGGCACTGGTATGGGTCAAGAGAAAATGAAACAATTGTTTCTTGCAAATCCAAAACTAACTCGAATTGCTGTGGGTCATTCTTATGCGAAGGCTCCAGAAAAGTTGTTAAATGCTATGCCTCATGAACATGAATTTATTAATAAATTGCCCTCTCTTCAAGGCATGATGTCTCGTCTTCATGGACATAATAGAAATATAGAAATAGCAAAAGCCCAGCATCAACATTTACAGGCGAATCGTTCCAGAGTAGAAGAAGGTCACAAAGAATTAGTTGAAAAGCAAATTCAAAGACAAAAAGCAGTTCATGAAACTGAAAAACTTAAAAAAGAAATTAGTTCATTGACCAAAAAAAGACGAGAATTAAGAGATGAACTAGAAAAAGGCGAAATTAACAAAAAAGAATTTGAACGCTTGGATAAGGCTCATACAGAAGCATTAAAAGCAAAAAATTCGTTATACAATAAATTACTTAAGGTAGGAAAAGTAGGGGCGGTAGCATTTGGAACGGGCGAACTTATTAAAAACCTGTTACGATAAATGTATTTATTTTTCTCAAATGAGTTATTATTACCCATTTCATAGGGGAATAAAGATGTATTTACCTACGGCTTATGTGATTTTTGTATTAATATTGTTGGTATTAGATTTGTAAAATAAATAATTCAAAGGATTGATTATGCCAATTAACGTGGATTTGTTAATAGCCGCACCGATGCTTCAAGATTATCTTGTCGACAAAGACGGCACGCCAATGGCTGGCGGAACAATCACTTGCTACCAAGACAACAGCCGTACTACGCTCAAAAACTGGTATTATCAATCGGGTACACCTGGTAATTACACATACATACGATTACCAAATCCTTTGACATTAAGTGCTGCTGGAACTATTTGCGATCTTAATGGTGTAGATACTATCCCTTTCTTTTATCCTTATAGTGAATTGGATCAATCTGTTTTTCAGCCTTATTACATAACGATTGTCAATCATGCGATGACCAATCAAATAACAAGAGCTAACTTTCCATTTGTTCCTAATGGTGGAACGAATCCGAGTACTAACTCTTCATTTGATAATATCATTGTAAATAATGAATTCTGGAGAAATATAGGCTCCATGAATTTAACAAATGTGACTGATACTACAGTTTGTCCTAGTCAACATGATGGATTTAGTGGTCCAGATATTACATTCTCAAAAAATGTTACGGGCGGCCAAGATACCGTAACTTTTACAAAATTTCCTTTAACCAAAGACCCTATATTAACCGGAGATATTACTCCTGAATATTATTTGAATCATACTTGTAGTAACACTCCTACAGGGGAAAATAGAAAAAACTATTTATTTCCAATCTCATTACACGTAAATACATTAGCCAGTGTTCCATTTACAGTAACGATTCAAGGTCAAAATACAGGTGGAACAGGTGCTGGCCAAAATACCATTAATCTATTCATTTTCCAAAATACAGGAACCGGCACAACACCGCCCCTTCCTTTTTTAATTGGGTCGATTAGTTTATCCAGCGCATGGACAAAATATGATTTCACGTCTGTATTCCCTGCAACTGCTGGACTAACTCTTGGTACTGGACAAGATGATGCGTTGTATTTAGTGGTTCAAATGCCATTAAATGTGAACTGCTCAATCAATTTTTGTAAGCCATCGATTTATCTAAGTACTACTGTTCCTACAAACAATTTCCAAAGTTATGATGAAATTGATTCAATCATTAATAGTCCTAGAACAGGTGATATAAGAACCAGTTTGAACGCATTTATACCGTGGGGATGGGTTCCATTAAATGGCGGAACGATTGGATATAATCCAGGCTCACCAACTTATGCGCCGACTACCAGAAACAATCAAGATACTTGGCAGCTTTATAATTTGATTTGGAGTTTATTCAAACCATTTAATTCAGGTTCTACTAATATTCTAGCTCAAATGTATTTGCCATCCTCTGCGGCAACTGCCTATGGAGCTACAGCCTATGCGGACTTTACAGCAGGAAATCCTATAGCCCTAACTCAAGCAATGGGAAAAGTTATTTTAGGTGGTGCTCCACCATCAGTATTAATATCCAATTATTTATCTACATTTACTGGTGCGGCTACCACAATCACACCTACCTTTACCATGAATTTATTCAATGGAATGCCCATATATTTTACAGGAACAGCTACATTAACTGCGAATCTTATTTATTATGTAGGCAACTTTAATGGAACAACATTCCAAGTATTTACTACATTTAATAATGCTATTACACAAACATCTCCAAAAACTGTTGATGCTACTGGTACAATAATTTCATGCTTTAATGGTTCATTTGAAGGTGAATATCAACATACTCAACTATTGGTTGAACTTGCGGCTCATAACCATACTGTAATTGGTGCTGCAGCCAGTGCGGTTGCGGGTGCGGGCGCAACTGCGTTAGGTGGAACAACTACAACCAGTACAACAGGTTCAAGTAGACCATTTAACGTGACTCAGCCTGGAGTATTTTATAATATGTATATGAAACTGTAGTATTATAGGTCGATACGATGTACATGAAGTAATATTGTGTCGAAAATTATGCGATTTTTAAACATGAGGACATGGAATGTCTACACTATTAAGCTTTGGCAGGGATGTTCAAGGGTATAATGCCTACGCCCCACAACCATCTACGAATAAATGGTCGGCAACTATTACTACTGGAAGTGCTACCAGTATCACAGTTCCATCTAATTTTCAAACATGGGTAGTATCATTTAGATACTATCCTAATGATGTTTGGGTTGATGTTACTGGAGCGACAGCCGCAATCCCAGTTGGAGCCACATTAGCTTCCTCTACAGCCGAATTAAATCCTGCGTCACTCACCTTGCAAGCAGGAACTAATATTAGCATGATTACGGGTCTTACATCAGCAGATGTGAGTGTCGTTATGTGGCCTGTGAGTTATCCATAATGCCAGCATTAGAACATGAATTTATGTTTGACCCAAACTATGCTCTGGGAACAGAAAGCGTATTTACACTGGTTGACCATGAAGAAATCGCGCCATTTCCACCCATTGTAGGATACTTTTTGTTATTGAATGGCGGTAATTTTTTGCTCCTTAATGGGCAAAATCTAACTCTATTATAGGGATATACGATGTCAGAGAATATTAATCAGGTCTTTATAGCTAACCCTATAACATCCAACGCATCAACTGACTTAATGTATTTTGGTCAATCACCATATGGTGCTGGAAATGATGCCGCCATGACTTATGGTAATTTTAAGTTACAGTTTCTTGCTTCCAACCCAACAAATCACGGTGTATTAATTGGTGCCGGAACTAATGTGGCTACATCCACTATATTAGCTGCTGGACAAGTCTTAATAGGAACCACTGCTAGCAATCCAGTCGCCGCCGCATTAACAGCGGGCACAAATATTAGCATCACTTCTGCCACAGGATCCATAACAATTAATGCTAGCGGAATTGCATCGTTCGCGTGGAATGATGTAGCAAGTGGCACCCAAGCAATGGCAGTGAATCAAGGTTATATTACTGATAATGGCGCATCATTGGTCACTTATACGCTGCCCGCTGTAGCTGCTTTAGGTACTGTTGTTAGAGTGTGCGGTAAAAGTAGTGGTGGTTGGACAATTGTTCAAAATGCTGGACAGTCTATTATTATAGGAAGCAAGCAAACCACGGTGACAAGTGGAAGCTTATCAAGTGCTAATGCTAATGACACGGTGGAGCTGCTTTGTACGGTAGCAAATACCACCTTTACCGTATTAAGTACGGTAGGTAACTTAACTTACGTATAAGGATATAGGTAATGGCCATTGAGGAAAGATTTACAGATTTACCCACCGTATCGTCATCAACGATGTCTGATATTATTTGTGCAGTACAAGGTTATGTTAGCCCGTCAAACTTAGGGCTATCAACCCAGCAAACATTGCAATCTGTTTATAATTTGTTCCAAGCCAGTGTGATATTAACCAATGCTGGTAATCCCAATGGTGTAGTTGCTGGTAATGTATATCAATTATGCTGGGATTCTCTTGAAGATATATTATGGGTCTGTACTACTTCTGGAACTGCGACCACTGCTGTTTGGCAACAATGTATTAGCCAAAAAAGTAGTTGGGTTGGCGTACAATCCACTCCAGTAAATTTATTGGTCAATAGAAATTATGTAACCGATAATGGAGCGACTCTTGTTACTTTCACATTACCACCAGTAGCAGAATTTGGAGCTACCATTGAAATATCCGGCAAGTCATCTGGTGGATGGTTGCTTGCTCAAAATGCTGGGCAGTCTATCAATTTTGGTAACATATCTACTACTGTTGGAGTAGGAGGAAGTCTGGCATCAACCAATCAATACGACTTTGTTAAAGTGGTATGTGTTGTTGCTAATACTACCTGGAATGTAATTGGATCAATGGGAATGATAACCATCGTATAAGGATATACTGAAATGGCTACAAATAATGCTACTAATACTCCACAATTGACCGTAAATGGTCAAACATTTATCGGTTCAGCAGGGAATAATCCCGTTGCAGCGACAATTACTGCTGGAACTGGTATATCCGTTACCAATGGCGCAGGTTCGATTACCATTTCTTCTTCTGGAAGTGCTGGATGGGTTGACCAAACCACAGCTTCGGTAACAATGGCTGTTAATACTGGCTATACCTCAGATGATGGTGCTTCACTTGTTACCTTCACGCTTCCTGCCACAGCTTCCATAGGTGATTTTGTAGAAATCAATGGCAAAGGATCAGGTCTATTTACAATTGCTCAAGCATCAGGACAAATAATCCATTTTGGCAATTTGGCAAGTACAAGTGGGGCTGGTGGATCTGTATCATCTACATTGCAATTTGATTGTATCAGGCTTCGTTGTATTACGGCTAACACCACATGGTCAGTGGTATCTTCTGTAGGTAATTTTACAGTAGTTTAAACTTAAGGGATTAAAAACATGGCTACTAATAATTCAGTAAATGCAAACTCAACCACTCCATTACCAATCGTTGACGGTGGAACAGGGGTTACAGTTGTAACCACCAATCCTGTAGCGTCTGCGTTTGTTGGCTGGGATGGTAATAAAAATATGGCGGCTAACAATGTTATCTCGGCTTATACTACGACTGCTACGGCTGCTGGAACTACAACTTTAACCTCATCTAGCACCTATCAGCAGTTCTTTACAGGAAGTACCACTCAAACCGTATTATTACCTGTAACATCAACTTTAGTTTTAGGTCAGGCATTTCTTGTAGTTAACAATTCTTCTGGTGTGGTTACAGTTCAATCTTCTGGTTCTAATACAATCACTGCGATGGCTGCGAGTACAGTTGCATTATTTACCTGTATTTTAACGTCTGGAACAACTGCCGCTAGTTGGAATTCTGATTATTCATCAAACGTAGCTGGTGTAACTTCCATTACAGGAACCGCCAATCAGGTTATAGCGTCAGCTGCTACAGGAGCTGTAACTTTAAGCACTCCTCAATCCATTGGTACAGGAAGTTCTCCAACTTTTGCAGGACTTACATTAACTAACCCTTATATTGCTGGTGCTGGTGGCTTACATAGTTTTCAGATTTTCACATCAGGAAGTGCAGCTACTTATACACGACCCGCTAACGTCACCTCAATTCTAGTTGAAGTAATCGGTGGTGGTGGTGCTGGTGGTGGTAGTGTGGGGAATGCTACTGGAAATGCTGGTGGCGCTGGTGGTGGTGCTGGTGGTTATGCCAGATTATTTGTTGCTTCTGCGGCTTCTACCTATACCTACACGGTAGGTGCTGGCGGTACAGGTGTTTCAGGGGCGGGTGGTAATACTGGTGGAACAACTACATTTAGTGCTTCATCATTACAAGCTACAGGTGGTGTTGGTGGCTCACTAATGTCATCTATTGCGGCAGCAGCAGCAGGTCAATCTCTTCCAGGAGATGGTGGAGTAGGGTCTAACGGTGGATTTAATTCCAAAGGCGCACCTGGATTTTCAGGACTAGCTATTTTAGGATCAACTATTTCTGGAAATGGTGGCTCTAGTATTTATGGTGGTGGTGCAATAGGACAGACTTCTGCAGGTGCTGGTATCGCTGCCGGAAATTATGGCTCTGGTGGTTCTGGTGGTTTGTCTACAACGGTAAGTGCCGCAGGTGGTGCTGGTTCTGCCGGACTCATTATAGTTTGGGAATTTGCCTAAGATGGATGATACATTAACACCTCTAGGTCGATTCAATTATGCCGTCAATATTGTTCTAGGACATGAAGGCGGCTATTCCAATGATTCAGATGATCCAGGTGGTGAAACTAATTTTGGTATCACTGAGAAAGACCTACAAGAACATGCTAGGGAACTTAACTTACCCTTAGATGTCAAAGAATTAGGTCAAGTAGAGGCTGAATATTTCTATAAAAAAGTATATTGGGATAAATACCATTATGATGCCATTAATTCATTGCCGATTGCCACAAAGATATTTGATATGTCAGTCAACATGGGTGCTCATGAAGCGCATGAGTTAGTTCAACGTGCTTTGGGATATTGTGGTTACAGTAATCTTGCTGTTGATGGCATTCTTGGCGGTCACACTCTAGCCGCTATTAATGAAACCTGCTTACATGGTCGTGAATCTGATTTGATGGATGAAATTATTAATGAATCCAAATGGTTTTACGAACATCTTGTTGAAGAAAAGCCAGTTCTTAAGAAGTTCTTAAATGGATGGCTGGCAAGAGCTTCATGGTCATAGAATTGCCTTGGCCACCAAGTGTGAATCATTACTGGAGAAGGCAAGGAAACACCTATTTTGTGAGTTCAGAAGGGAAAGCATACAGAGATGAGCTTTATTACCGATGTGCTCAATATAGGGGTTTATTTGCGCCCGAACAGCGGCTTTCAGTAGCCATTGAAGCTTATCCACCTGATAAGCGAAGACGTGACTTAGATAACATATTAAAAAGCCTTCTTGATTCCCTTCAATATGCGGGTGTATATGCTGATGATAGCCAGATTGATTTTCTGGCCATCAAAAGGAATGCTTCACGAGAAAAGAAAATAATCGTTGAAGTGACCGAACTGAATTAAAAAGGAATTTCAGAATCATCAAAATCATTATAAGATGGTTTCTTTTTTTCTTGTGCGGGTTTTGATTCCGTGGTCTGTTTTTTACCACCTGGTAGAAATTTTATATCCTGAGCAGTCACTGAATAGATGTATTGGCCAGCACGTTCACCCTGTTCAATCTTCTTGTTGTTAATCTCACCACGTACATAAATAATATCACCAACATGAACATATTTAGCGGCAATTTCTGCAAGTTTACTAAAGCAGTTGATATTATGCCAAGTGGTACGAACCTGTTTTTCTCCGCTAGAGTCCTTATACTTCGTGGTGGTAGCAATAGAAATGACGGTTATTTCACCGCCATTATTCAGAGTCTTGGTGTCCTTCTTTCCAACGTGTCCTACAAGAATGGCTTCATTAATCATTTATGCTTTCTCCAACTGTAATAAAAATATTCGTGCTTGCGCATCGGTTAATTGGTCTAATTCCGTGACTTTATGATAAGCCAAAGCTTTCTTGATTCGTTCTTGACTGAACTCTTTCTCAGTCATCAAAGATGATATTTTATCCATCTGTTCTTGACTGATTTCTACATCATCACGACCTGTATTATGAACTTGTTTCTCTTGTTCAATGACTTCACCTGTTTGAACATCAATCACATTTTCATTCAAAATGTTCTTAAGCTTCTCTGTTTGGGTATTGCCATGAATAACACGAAGATTTTGATTATCTATTTGGCTATTAGCCATTTCTTCCTCACCATAGGTTCCACCAAGTAAATCTTGGAAGCACGCACGAAGACATTGACTTTCAGCGACTTTCTTAATCATTGTTGCTGGCTTTCCTGTAGAACTATTCCATAGACTTTTACCAGTGGAGTATTCTTTCAGTTCTGCAAATACATAAATAGGTCTTGATGATTTATGCCGTTTGGCGATACAGTACGCACCAACTAAAGCCCCACGATTAACCAGCTTATAGGAATGTTTTACTTCTCCATTATGAACTTCAAACAAATCATTCTCATACACTGCGTCACATTGATGATAATCATATTCACTATGCGCCTGTGCTGCCTTTCTGTAGCCATCTCGGCCTATGAAGACTTGCGCTGGCGCACTGTCTTGGTATTTAACACACCATATTTCACGAGTAAAGGGGTTAAGGTTAGTAGCTTTTCCCAACCCTACGAAAAATTGAAATTCCATTTCCGTCAATTTAGGTGCGAATAATTTTCGAATTTCATTTAATTTAGCTGAGTCTTCCCACATGGTCATATTCGTATTTAATTGTGCTAATGCTGTGCTCATGATTCACCTCTTGCGAATTTAATGCCTTGTATAAATGCGTTTGCTGCTATGGTTGCTTCTTTTTCAGTAGCGAACTCTCCAAGACCAACAAGAAAATCACTGTTGGCACGAATATCAGCTAACCATAAATCCTGAACTTCCCATACATTGAAATGATAATTAATCATTGTGACATTCCTTTCATTAAGAAGGTGCGTGTTCCTCTTTTGTTAGCCTTCCATGAAACGATTGGTCGTCCTGTTTGGTCTGTAAGACATTCTGCATCTTTCATAAATTGCATGATGTTAAATTTGTACTTTTCTTCAACCTCACTCAAGGCCTTTATTTTAAAGCGTGTATCGACCAAAGTTGTTAATTGTTCTGCTACCTCTGGTTCAATTGTTATGGTCTTTTCTGGATCATGTTTTGGGTACATGAGCTTCAAATCAATTTGATTAATTGGTTCAGGAGGTGTGCGAGTTTGTACACATTCCCAGAACTTTTTAGCAGCATCAATTACTTTTGATTCAAGGTCTAAATCACGAGTATATTTATACTCACGGTAATCATTGCCACCGATGAGAACGGCGATGTAGGCGCAATCTGCGTTCATTACAGCGCAATAGTGAGCGACTTGAACGAGGTAAGGCATAGGTATGATATCCGACCCATCTTCACCCCATTGGGAAGACATGAACTGAGCGGAACATTTAACTTCAAGCACGGCATTCCATTCAGGTATAAAACCATCAACATTCCCCCGCAAGAAATCGTGGAAAGGATGAGTAATACTATCAGGACATTCGACTTTAACGTTGTTGCGTTTAGAAAATTCTTCACGTATAACGCCTTCTAATTGATGACCCCAATATTGAAACGGTGTCATTTCGTCATCAGTTTCGGCTTCACCAATCTTTTCAAGATATAATTGATATGGGGTTTTATAGGTTGACAGACCCAGGATGATTGGCATATCACTACCACCAATACCTAATTTACGTTCTTCACGTTGTGCTTCTGTAATCATAATAGTTGCTCTCTCTGGTTAAAGTTATTATCTATGGTTAAATAAACAAGTCCGTTGTTCATGTTACCTTCCTTAGTTGCCTAATCACTGGCATTGACACATCATGACAAATAGAATATCATTTGTCAATACCAATTACATTATGTTAGAGGTTATTTATGAAGTTCTGCGAAGTCATGATCTATTATGATTATAACATGAGTGCTATCGCTAGAGCTTTGGAGACAAGTAGACAGTACGTAGCCTTATGGCACAAAAACGACAAGATACCTTATCCAAAGCAATGCGAGCTTGAGGTATTAACGAAAGGTGAGTTGAAAGCTAACAAAGGGGATTAATTATGAGTAGTGCTGCGAAGTACACACAAGAACAATTGGATATTGCGATTTTAAAGAACACCAACGAAGGGATTTTGAGAACTCTATCTCGCATAGAATCAGAGATTAAAAGTCATTTTCATTGGACTATGGGTCTTATATTTGGACTATATACCATCGGAATAGGTGGATTAATAAGTGCTGTTGGTAAAGCTTATGGGGTGTTTTAATGACAGGCGATTTCACAGCAGCAGTATTGTTTATATGCGTGGCAGCCGTAGTAATCACATACATAATTTGCAATAGGGATAGATAACATGAGCTGTATTACAGAAATATTGAAGCTAAAGGGTGACAAGGAAGTTTTAGTACCGGATGGCAAGTGGATTGCTGTAGAAGGCGGTGGAACTTACAAAGACCATGAATACCTTATTGTCTTAAACACTAATGGTCATCGTTGCGGTTATATAGCCATACCTTCCGATCACCCATACAGTCAAACGCCCGAAGAGACACGAGAATTATGCGGTAGACCCTATCAGCATTACGACTATGACAGTCTGAATATTGACGTACATGGCGGCCTTACCTTTATGTCACCTGACCACGGGTTAAAGGATTTGCTACCCATCCCGTGTACTGATATGTGGATAGGGTTTGATTGCGGCCATTACTTAGATAAATGCGATGTGAAAATGTTTAGAAAATATTTTGGTGAAGAAGAGGTAGAGAAAAAACAATCATTTTTTAATGCCATAAACCATGACGACATTGAAACAGGGCAAACCGTAAAAGATTTTAATTATGTTGAACAGCAGTGCCATAACGTAATCGACCAGCTCATACAGGTGGCCGCATGACATTATTTCAATGTTTGCCCTCCATATTATTAGCCATAAATTGTATATGGATGTCAGTTTGGATCAGTAAATTAAGTTCTCGTATAAATAATTTAGAACATACATTGCAAATGAGGGAATGGTTAGAGGGCATTAATAATGGTGAATCACCATCTGATATGGATTATTTATTTAAAAAATAATGGAGAACGAGAATGAAAGGGAATTTGAAGAAAAAAATAGTATTAAGCGCATTGGCTTTAGGATTATCTGGCTTGACCTTTGGATATTATAGTCCATCAATTCGTCATGGCGCATACGCAGCTTTTGCAATGGCAGCTCCATTACCTATCGTTGATATTGAACGCATGAAAGTACTTGCTATTGAAGACTTGTCAGTAAACAACAACGAAGAATGGTTTGATAGGTCATTTTTAGATGAAATACCGATAAAAACTGATGATGAATTATACAATGCCGTCATGTATCAATTCTCTATTTATGGTGATGATGTGCGTAGAGCATGGAACATTAACGACCATGATTTATTGGTGACGTTGTACATTATGAATGTGACAGCGCATATGTGGGGTTATGGTAATCCTCACAAAATTAAGGAGACAGGTTGTGTTTTTAAGAACGAAGACCATCCTGGAGGAATATTTAATCCAGAAGAACCCATCAGTAAGCATATCCCTCAAATGGTAGCTGCAAGGATAGGTTGTTGTGTTGATCATGCCAACATGATGAATATGTTATTGACTAAAGCAGGAATTAAAAATCGCTTCATGTTGAACCCAGGACATGTTTTTAATGAAGCCTTCATCGGTGGTAAATGGCAAGCATTTGATGCGACTACTAATATGTGGTGGCATGATAGTTGGGAAAATATTCAAAACGCCCCATTAACATCTCCGATATTTGTAACGTTCTTTCCTCATGTAGGAACTGTTTATACTCATGCTTACTATAGACCATTCATTGGAGTATTTAGAAATTACATGTTGCTTGAAGCGGTTTATAAGATGGCAAAGGATATTAAACATCCAGAAAGGATATAGAGCATGAGTAATGATAATGTGAATCATCCAGTACATTATAGTTCGAGCAATGTACGCTGTGATTGTGGACGACAAATTGAGTGTATTGATGTAACGCGTCATAAAAATTTTAATATTGGAAATTCGATTAAATATCTTTGGAGATATGAGCTTAAGAATGGGATCGAAGACTTGAAAAAAGCACAATGGTATATCAATGATGAAATTCAAAGAATGGAGTTAGAGCGTGAGCGTAGCTAAATATTTAAAATTGGATATGGAAAAGTACATTTATGTGGGTTGCATTCCTGTTTATGCGTGCTCAGAACACCCAGAAGACCAATCGCCTTGTGTTAAAATAGATTGCCGGCATTGTAAACGTCCTATGTGGTTCAGCGAGAAAAAAAGAAAAATTAGAGATTCTTGTCCAAAAAAGGTAAAAGTATATTGTCTCGAATGTTTAGCAATTGGAGCTTTCAGTCAAGGATATGAACCGGAATTATTTGATATAAGTGGGATTAAATGAACAAATTAACATTAACGGAACGATTAACGAAGCAGAGTATATTTTTAGGCATTGTGTTTACAAAAGTAGATTTTTTAGAAAAGAAATGTCTTACTGAATATCCTGATTTATACCCAGAGATTTTTAAACTCTATGGTTTCATGAAAGATAATATTGATGATCTCTATTATGGGAAAGAAAAATGAGCAAATATTTATGTTTTTGCGGAAGAACTTTTGGTCGTAAAAAACACGCTGATAAACATGTTGAATTATTTAAAGATAATGAAATAGATAGTGCTTATCATGTTATAGGCAAAAAGTTATGGCGTGCTCGATTACTTGATATATATTTTGATTATCCTTGGAGTAGATTGTTTCGATTTGTAGGCGGTTTTATGGTTCTCATGGTGATAGAGCATCATTTTCAAATAACCTTTAGTATATGGGAATCAACATTTTTGGGCTTAGGCTTAGGATTATATATTGACTAGCGGAATTTATATGGAATGGCTCACGGATGAGCGGCATACATGGCGCACTGAAATTGAACAAGGTTTATGGTATGAGCCACATGTGTTACAACAGTACAGAGCGAACAGAGAATCAAATCTCTGGCGTTCCACTAGAGAGGTGGAAAAATTGTGCGAATATGTTTTGTACTTGGAAGAAAAACTATCTAAACAAACGGAAACTAAATAAAAGGAATTTATTTTGGACTATAAAACATCACATTTCGTTTTAGGCGAAACTGAACCGGACACACAACCTCAGAAAGCATTATCAGACATTGTATTCATGGTTAAAGAACGAATTGCTGATGCTCTTCACAATGACACTATAGGCCTAACAGACATTCATCCACGGATTCTCATATCAATGGTAGTAACCAATATCCTTGTTAATCTTCTCTTCAATTCTATTGCTGTATCAGAAGTCGGCAGGCGTTTGGATATGGTTAATGACAGTCTGGAAGAAATCCGAGAGATGACGCTTAATCTATGGAAAGCTATGGAAGCCAGTAGAGCCGATACTAAAACAGCACATTAACTTAGAGGTAATTATGACGCATCATATTGTCGAGCCATTTGGTACGCTTACACTGCCATCAACCAACATAAAAGACTTGGTGAGGATAAAATTAAATACCGAAAGTTTGACTACTTTATTACGATCAAATATTTCTTGTCATATGAATAAAACTCTGAATCAGGAGCTTATGGAGCAACTTACTGCCCAAATAATTGAATCTATTGATTATTTTATAAACAAAGGTGATGAGAGTTTGTAAATCCAATTCCAATTTGAAGTAAATTAAGATAGGATATTTAGGAAGTTTGAAAGGCTTCCTGCCTTTACAACTTTTACAACAAAGGTTTGAATCACTCCGCCAAGATTGCATTCAAAACTATACTAATAACCAAACAACGCCAAGGGCTTTGGCTTACCTTGGTCACTCAGGTTTTTTTACGTCCATAAAAATCTGAACAACGCAGGGATTATAACATGATAAATCATTTCAATTCAAACATTGCTGTAGCGTATGGTGTTAACGCATCGATTTTCATTCAAGCTCTTTCTCAATGGACATTTAATAATCTAGCTAATAAACGACATCTTCATGACGGTTATTGTTGGTCATATAATACACTCGAAGCTTATGAGACTATTTTCCCATGGTGGAGTAAACGGCAGCTTGAAACACTCATTAATGGCCTTGTCAAAGAGGGATTAATCGTAAAAGGCAACTATAATAAACATAGGTACGATCGGACGTGCTGGTACGCATTATCGTATATGGCAATGGAATTTTACCCAGAATTAATAACGCAAGATAACCTAAAAGCCTTACTGGGAACCATTTCCCCGAAATGGGAAATGGAAACCCCAGATTTCTGTGGCAACACAATTATGGAAAACCATTTCACCAAAATGAGAAATGGTATTCACCAAAATGTGACACCTATACCAACTATAAACACAACTAAAGATAATATATCTAAAGATATATTAGAAAATGATAAAGAAGGTGCCCCTTTGTCCAAACAGACAATACCCTCAAAATCCAGCAAAATACGCAGTACCGATTCTTTTGACCTTTCAAAACTAATGGCTGATAACCCACATGATATTAGTGAACAAATGCTATTGGATTGGCTGGAAGTGAGAAAAACTAAGAAAAATAAAGTTACTAAAACAGCTTGGACACGAATAAACCGCACATTAATCCTCATAGAAAAAGAAGTGGGTGTTAGCCCGAAGGTAGCATTTGAAACTATGGTCGCTAATGCGTGGCAATCACTTGAAGTAAGTTATTTTTTAAAGAAAGACAACCATGTTGTAAAAGGTAGCGACTTTCCATCGTATGAATAAGGGGAAATAATGCAAGCTAAAGAAGTATCGCAACAATTGGCACAACGTGCTGAGGATATAGCAAGGAGACTTTATCCTGATGGTAAGCGACATGGAAGCGAATGGTGTGTAGGCAATCTTTCTGGAGAAACGGGAAATTCATTAAAAATTAACATAAAAGGCACGAAAGCAGGTGTTTGGTGTGATTTCGCAACAGGTGAAGGCGGTGATTTGCTGGATTTATGGGCTAAGAAAAATAATCTCTCAATCGGGCAAGCATTGAAAGAAGCATGTGACCATCTTGGAATTAAAAAACAGCATTTTGAATTTCATAAGCCTAAACAGTTTTCAAAACCTAAGATACAGGAATTTGATTTAATACCTAAAATATCGAATGTTGTTCAGTATTTAACCGAAGAACGTCATTTGAGTATTGAAACAATCAATGCGTTCAAAGTGAACCAAATGGGGCAAGATATTGTATTTCCGTATATTCGTGATGGCGAAGTGGTTTTTATCAAGTATCTAAATCTTGAACGAAAAGACGGTAAGAAGATTGTAAGAGTGGAAGCCAATTGCGAACCTTGTTTATTCGGGTGGCATTTGATACCCCAAACCGCTAGAGCTGTGACCATATGTGAAGGCGAAATTGATGCTATGACACTATACCAATTGGGAATCCCAGCTTTGTCGGTTCCATTTGGAGCAGGAAAAGGGAAAAAACACGAGTGGCTTGAGTATGAATATGACAGATTAGCAATATTCGATGAAATTTATATTTGTATGGATAACGATAGTGAAGGCGAAGTGGCTACAAAGGACATAATAGGCCGTCTAGGCGCTCATCGCTGCAAGATGGTATCCTTACCCCTAAAAGACCCAAATGAATGCCTTCAAGAGGGTTTAAATGCGGAAATGGTGCAAGGGTATTTCAAAGAAGCTAAAACTCTTGATCCAGAAGAATTAAAGAAGCTTGGATTTTTCTTTGATGTAACGATTAATGAAATGTACCCGTTGGATGGTGTCATTGTCGGCTATGAACCTCCTTGGGATAAATGCAAAAATAAAATTTTATTCAGGCCATCCGAATTATCTGTTTGGAGCGGCATAAATGGACATGGTAAAAGTCAGTTCTTAGGTCAGGTAATGTTAGGCATTATGAATCAAGGGGCAAAGATTTGTATGGCGAGCCTTGAATTAAAACCAAGTAAGCTTATTGCTCGTCTAGTCAAGCAAGCTTCGGCTATGTCATTACCTAGTCAAGATTATTTAAAATCAGTAATAGCTCATTACAATGACAATATGTGGTTATTCAATCTGATTGGTAATGCAAAATCAGGTCGATTGCTTGAAGTGTTCAAGTACGCAAGACAACGATATGGGGTTGATGTTTTTGTGATAGATTCGTTCATGATGATGGATATAGCCGAAGATGATTACAAAGCTCAAAAATCATTTATGGAAAAATTGTGCGAATTTAAAAATCAATACGATTGTCATGTTCACATTGTTGTTCATCCTAGAAAAGGCACCGATGAAGCCACAGCACCAAATAAAATGGATTACAAGGGGACTGGAGCAATTAGCGATTTAGCAGATAATTGCTTTTCAGTTTGGAGAAATAAAGCCAAAGAACACGCAGTACAAAAACAAAGCCAAGGCTATTCATTAACCGAAAAAGAAGCTTTGAATTTAGACAAACCAGATGGTTTGTGGATTTGCGACAAGCAAAGACATGGTGATTGGGAAGGCGGTTTAGCATTTTGGTTTGATTTGCCTACCTATCAATATCTAGAAAGCGAAGGTAGGAAGCCTAAGCCTTTTGTGAATTATTCATGCTTACAAGACTAACGGACAAAGCTTGTAAAGCAATTATTATTCAAATAGCAAAAGAACTGGATGTAGAGGCCAGATTGATTACTACGCGATTAATGAGTGAAGACGATAAGAATGATATGCGTAATGGGGATTTACCGAAAGACGCGCTTAAACTACATATTCAAGTGTGGAAGCAATCAGTTTATCCCGATTACGCGCATGGAAAAACAATACCGCTTGCAGAGGAACAACAAGCGGTATTAATCTAAGCAGCAAGAAAGTTTTCTAACTGCTCTAAAAGAATATTATCATTAGGATGTGAAAACACTTTTCTTCTACGACCCAACAAAATACTAACTATCAATTCATCTTCTATCGTAGTAACATTCACAGCACACTTCTTTTTCTTTTCTACAATCTTCCAAATCACTGGCATTATCTTATTTATAAAGTCCATTTATCCTTCTCCATTTTCCAATAGCCCGATATGGCCTATTGCTGCAAATCTAGCTTGAATCTCTGTATCAAACCATTCATCAGATTCCCTTATGACTTCATCTTTGTAAAAGGAATCATAAATACGATACAACCAATGGTCAGGACAATCCACATCATGAAAGACTTCAAATTCATAATAACTGTATTTTTCTATCATGCTGCTAACTCCTCATCACGCCAAGACTCATAGGCTTCATCACAAGATTGGTAATAACGATTATCGCAATCATCACATAACCCACAACTTCCGTGGCACTCATTTTCATCACCATGCCAACCGTCCATCATTCCTCGATAACTCATGCTGCAACCTCCATGTTTAATTCACAGTATTGTTTGAATTTGGGAATCATTCCCACTAGTTCATCTAAGCATTTACTTGATTTATGTATAAGGCCATCAACCCAGAATCGATACTCAATGGATTCATCACCAGAACAAGTATGACACCAGATATTTATTTCTACGTTAGCTGATTTACCGACATTGACACGAACCCAGTTAGCTAATTCGCGTAATTGATTGATTTGTTCATTCATCATTATAAAACTCCTATCTCTGGTTAAAATTAAATCTTTCTTTGGTTAACGAGACTATTATGACAATGTTAATAACGTTTGTCAAATACAATTTACAATAATAATAATTATTACTTTCTGTAGCGTTAAGCTTGTGTTAGTATTTAATGATTGATTAAGCTAAGGATAGCTATAATGAAGTTATGTATTCGATGTGGTGGTACAGGACGATATTTAGGTAATGGAATGATGATGACGGATTGCAAGTTATGTGACGATAAAGGTGACCCAATCCCTACTATTAATAAGATTGACCGTAAATCAAGTTCATACCAGAAGGCTATAAAAGATATTATGGCTATAAACCCTACTATATCCCGTTCCGAGGCTGTTAAGATGTTTGATAAGGCTTATGACAAAGTTTGAGGTCAAGGATGACTAAGAAAACAGAGGAAAAGTTGACAAAGCCAAAAGCTAAAGTTGACAAAGTACCTAAGAAAATGGGAAGACCCACTGATTATACGCCTGAATTGGCAGAGCGTATTTGTGAATTGGTTGCTATACATGATATGGGATTAGCTCGATTGACCGCTGAGTTCCCCGATTTGCCTGATAAGTCGAATATCAATAGATGGCGTAGGAGATATGATGACTTTCGCGTCAAGTACGCACAGGCTAAATGCCAACAGCTTGAATTTATGACCGAAGATATTCTCGAAATCGCTGATGATGGTAAGAATGATTGGATGGAAAGTTATGATAAAAATACTGGTTGTGTTAGCTGGCGTGTAAACGGTGAACACATTCAACGCTCAAGAGTGCGAATCGATACACGTAAATGGTTAGCCGCAAAACTAGCTCCAAAGATTTATGGTGATGCGCTTACACAAGAGAATCATAACCCCATTCATGAAGATGTGGTTAAACGTAAGCATGAACTTGATGAGAAGAACAAAAAGGAATTTTGATGAGCAAAGCCAAATACATCCATAAACGAGTGGTTGATGATTACATCACCCTCCAAAATTGGTTAATGTCTCGTAAGCTTGAATCACGAGATGAATGGGATTTGCGCTGCCATGAAATGGATTCACACGAAATGGCAGAGCATCATGGTTATGCTCGAGCCATTGAGAGCACAATAGAATTTATGGGTAGTTTAATGAAGTCATGGCCAGACTTAAACACTCATAGAGATAGCTCATCTACCATGACGTAGAAGGAGTACTCGGGTTTGTTACGGCATTCCCAGCAAGGACGCAGCGTGACTCCATCATGTTTATTGCTAGCAGCCCTCTAGTGCGTGAAATGGGCATTATCTTATCTACCCATGGTAGAAAAAGCTGAGTAACGGTTATGCCCGCACTCGGGGCTTGCCCCACCTTTTACTTGGTGTCATGAAAATGGTTTATGAGGATTGTATGGAAGAAGATTTTGAAGCGTTTACATATGTAATTCAGCCGTCATTGCAAGGCGATACAATTCATTTGATATTAGTTTGTTGTCATAATATTACTCAAAAAAACACCAACGCATTGATTGACCCTGATAGGCTAAGAGGTGAAGGCAATGGCTATATATTTGGCTTAATGCAGACTTTGACACATATATTAAAAACACAACTGGGATTATAGTTCCTTACCCAGCGGTAAAGAATAACTAGAGGCCAACACCGATTCGCTACACTGAATCGGTTAGACAATATAGAGGATGTGCGCGGAAAGGGTATAGAGTTTGAAATAACTTTACAAGGTCATGACTGGGAAAATGATTTGCATTTTAATCATAGAATCTCAACAAATATGTCTTTGTTTAAAGCGATACCCGAATCTTTACTACAACGAATAGAAATTAGTAGAGAAGGTATTGAGCGTGAATATAAAGATATGATTATTAAAAAGGGCAAACACATTAAAAGAGTGAAATAGTTAAAGTGTACGACCATTAAAATACCAATTTATTTTGTTTTAGTAGATTTTCAGTAATAAGGATATTACATGACCTTACAAGAATGGATAGACAGTAAATTTGCATTGATAGCAGAAAATCTACCAACATTGGTTCATGCCGAACCCGCAAGCTTCTCATGTGGATTTAATACTGGATATAAGCAAGCTATGTTGGATTTAGATAGATTTTTAGAAGATGATTTATTGTTGAATTTACCAGAGGATGAACAATGAGTAATCAACCCTGGGAATGCCCACGATGCAAACGGATTAACGCACCTTTTAACCCAACATGCTTTTGTAATCCTGAATCAAATAATTACTCAACAATTGCTGGTGTTTGTCAGGAGTGCGGTGGGTTTTATGGAACATTGAATGGACAAATAAAAAGATGTCATTGTGGAAAATGTCTTGGTTGTACCTGTGAGGTGGTGAGTTAATGAGCTACTTAGACAAAACATTCTGTGCTAGCCCTCAATGTAAAAACGATTGCGGTAGACGTATGACAGACAGAGAACGCGAACAACTTACTTATGCTCAATCTCAATATGTTAGTTACGGTTACTTTTGCGGTGAGCATGAGCTAATACCTACAGACACCAATGAAGACTTGATGCCTAAAGGAACCATAACAATAGATTTAACACCGCCATTACCCGAAGGCATGACAATACTTAACGGTGTACAAGAATTAGCTAAATGAAAGACATTAACAAAATGCGCTTAGGCGTATTGCGTGAGCTAAAAGGGATCATCAGGTTCTTTGAAGACATGGAGAAAGGAGTAAAAAGCCGAGACCCATCACGCATTTATCCGGCGTATATTTTTATTAGTACGCTAGCCTATCACATGAACGAAGGGGATTTAAGCCCGTTGGACATTGAGTTGAAGCAAGCTTTGTTACATGACGATCATATGAGAAGTTTATTGGAGAGTTAATTATGTACAAGTGTTTATATTGTGATAATCCAGCAATACATACTAAATACATGGTCATACCAGGGCATATAATTGTTCCAAATGCGTATGATTTATGTGATGACCATGAGCATAAAGAGATTGGTTATTATCATATTTATAATGATGACGGCACAAAAAAGTCGGATAATTTAAAAGATATTCTCCCTTAGCTCAAGTGTACTTTAACTAAAGTACCAATTTAGTTTGAATTAATAGGTTTTTAGTATGAATGAGTGGATTAGTGTTAAAGAAAGATTGCCTTCAAAAAACTATAAAGTTCTATTCCACTGGGTTTGTCCAGATGACAATAAAAACGTATCTATGGGCTATTTATGTAATGAAGGCTGGGACATTTATTTGCCTTATCATTCATTCAAGATGTGTCCAGAGAAATTAAAAGTCACTCATTGGATGGAATTACCCGATTATCCAAAAGATGTACCCAAAAAAATGGAAATGGATGAACGAACAAAAGAGTTTGCTAAACGATTTATAGATGAGAACGCAGATTTACTTAAGAGGCTAGCTGATCGATGAAGAAAAAATCAATAGAAAAGCTTGAAGCATTATATAAACGAATTCCTGAGATTGAATGTAAAGGACTTTGTCATCCAAGTTGTTCTATTGTTCCAGCCGAAGATATTGAAATAAAAAGAGCTCGAAAAAAGATGAGTTACAATCCTTTTCGAGTCTCGAATAAAGACCTCGAAGAAGCCAAAACCACTGGGAAAATACCAAGTTGTGGTGCGTTGAAGAATAATAGATGTACAATCTATAGCGAAAGACCCGCAATATGCCGACTCTATGGCTCTGCGGAAGGATTAGAGTGTCCTTTTGGATGTGAACCTAAGAAACCAAAACTCAGTAAGCAGGAAGCTTACTCCATAATAAGGGAAATAAGAGACGTATGATTCTAAGTGAGGACAAGGACGAACTCGCATCACAATTAAGGTCAAGTTTATTAGAGTTTACACAATTCTTCTATCCTTTACTTACAGGAAGGCAATTCATTGTCTCACAACCTGTTGGCCGTGAATCGCATCATATTACGATTTGTCGCGCATTAAGTGAAGCATCTCGTCTTGAGATTCCAGACCATCGATTGCTTGTTAATATTAGCCCAGGCTCAGGCAAGTCAACATTG